CTTTTCTTAAATCAAAAACTCGGTTTAGGAGTTGCTTGACTTAAAGAATTTAACGTGACTTGTTTGAATTAGGTCTCCGTCATAACGTGCTGTCGCGCGGAATGTAATTAAATCATTGCTGAATGCAAAATCATCAGAACGATCTAATTTAATTCCACCAACTGAACGCACATAATAACTTGGTAGGTTTCCGAAAATCACAGGTTTAACGGCTGATGCTGCTGTAGCCATTGCTGGATTTTCGAATATTGGATAACCAAGTAGCAAATCGCGTGCATCTGCTGAAAGTGCTGGTGTGAACAAATATTGTCCAGCATTATCTTTCAACTTACGAACGTTTGCGATTGAACTTGAGTTCATTTGGAAACCAGTTCCAGGAAGTCTGCGACCTACTGTATCAACTGAGTAAACCAAATCAATCAAGTTATCTGCTGTTGGATTTAATGAAGTTCCAGTTACGGCTGAACCTGCACGAGTAACAATTCCGTTTGGTTGAACTGTTCCTGTGCCTGTTGTTAGTCCCTCATTGATTGCAAATCCAAGAGCGTTTCCTGTTTGAACAGCAAGAAATGACAAAATATCAATTCCTGCATCTTCAACTAATTCTCTAGAAACTTGTGTCAAGAATGAGTACTTATATGCACCAAGAGTTCTAAATGAATTGAAAACTGGATCGCTTTCGCCAATTGCGTTGCCCTCAGTTGTAACACTTCCAACGCTGTATGTGCTTAGTGATGGAATTTGTAAATTCTCACCTGAAGCGGTATTCAGAATTGTTGAAGTTTCCAACATTGGACCAACTGTACGAGCAAGCAAAATAACTTGGTCATAGAAAGAGGTTGGAACTGGTGAACCAGTTGAACCTTTTGTAATATCGCGTTTTTCGAAATTGTATGAACGGATTTCACCGCGTGCTAAAGCACGGATGGCATCTGCATCATTTTTTTCTTGTACGGATTCTACGACTGGTCTTGCTTGGTTTTCCATACCTCTCATTGCTTCAACAGCGCGAACTTCGCGATCTGCATCTGCTTTTAAGGTTTCGATTACTTTTGCGCGTGCATCTAGATCAGCGGAGATACGATTGTATTTTTCGTTTTCTTCTGCTGTTAGATCGCGTTTTTCTGACGCAGCATTATCAAGAAGTTCTTTGGCTTCGTGCCAAGACTTTTGACGTGCTTCGTGTTGTTGTTTAATGTATTCCACGAATACTCCTTATATAATTGTTTTTGATTACGAGCACCTGCGAGGCTCACTCGACAGTAAAAATGGTGGTGGCTTCCACGCAACCACTATTAGTCTAACAAAGATTTAACGTGTCTCTTTTATTTCTGTAATTCTGGTTTCCTGAACTGGTGCAAATTTTTTGGTTTCCATTGGCTTATCAATATTGGCAATTGCTTCGGCCATAGCATCAGCCATTTCAGCAATAACTCCTGATTCTGGATAACCTGCTGTTTTAAGAATTGCGTCTTTAATTTTATCTTTTTCCATTTGTTATACCGCCTTGAAAAGTAGGTCTAGGTGCTTACGCTTTAGGTCTAACAGATCATCTGTTGATGGAGTGTTTTCCCTTAACTTGCTGACAACTTCTTGCAGTAAATCAGCATCAGAGTTTTGTAATTGTTCTCCTGCTTCAAGTTTGACCATTGCATCAGCCAAGGCGTCAATATCAACATTGGTTCTTGTTGCAAGAATATCCAAACTTCTTACTGAGGCTGTTGTTGCTGTGTATGCTGGAAAACCTGTAACAATTGAAACTTCGTGTAAACGTATTTCTTTCAACTGTCTTGTCATTCCATCACTTGAGAAAACATCACCTTTAGGTGGTACGGAGAAACCAAAAGACATTGAGTGTACATCTCCACGTTTCATAAGAACAGCAAGATCGCGACCAGCAGTTGTGTCAGGCAATGTGGCTTCAGCCAATAAACCTTTTGAATCTTCTGTGAGTCTTAAAGTTTTTGAGCGAGTGGATGCTAAAACTTCATCCATATTGTGATTCTTGAAAAGTTTAACTTCGTTGCGTGCTTTAAGTGAACGTTTGAAAGCACCAGGCAAAATTCTTTCAATGAAAGGTAGTGGTTCTGAGTCGCTGTCAAAAACTGCTGCGTATCCTGAGAACTGCATTCCATCTGACTCTGTGGTTAAAAGTCTTAATTCAAAATTAACATCATTTTTGACTCTGCGTTCAATTTTATTCACTTGGTTTTCCTTTTCATTGTGATTTAAGTTTACATTAACTGAGGACCAGCGAGATTGATTTTCTTCCATATCTAATCTTTCAACAACTCCTTGGGCGTGATCAAGAGTTCTTTGTGCTGCCCTTTTAGTCGCTCCACTTCCCCAAAGAAAATGTGCTACGACTCCTGGAGATGGATAGTTATCGGAAGTTGGTTTTGCATCAGGTGAATCTAAATCAACAAGATGACGAGCAATCCAAGGGGCAATTCTGCGCCACTTATCTTCAGACACACGGCCATCAGCCATATCTCGTGCTTCTTGTTTAGTTTTATCTGTCAAACCATCTCCACCGAAACCTTGACGATTTAACTCAAGACCTCTGCGAGCAGCAGCACGCATATAAGCAGGTGGAGTTAAATTAACTTGTCTTTCCTCAACAGCCATTGCATCAATTGATCTAGATGATTTCGGATGACCACTTGGCAGTAAATCATTGTCAGTAACATATTTTGCATTCGCTGGTCTGCCATTTCTTAAAAGATAAAGAAAAGCATTCACTCTTGCCATTGACCAAGCCGCTCTTGAAACACCTGGTCTGAAAGAAGTTGAATAAGCACCTGATCCTCTTCTGTAAACAGATTTAAGTGTTCCCAAAGTTGTTCTTGTCCAGTCAGGTTTTGATAACTGTGTCATTCTTTCGTTATGATCTGAAACTTTATTTGTTAAAGCAGTTGTTGTGGCTTCGCTGAAAACAATATCTGCGCCACCACCTTTTGCACTACCAGGTTTATTTGTATCGCTACCTTTTATTTGCTCTTTCTTTGGGGCTGGTGCGCGTAACTCTTCATCCAACTCATCTTCTAAATCTTCATCCAATTCATCTTCTAAATCTTCTTCAATATACTCTTCAGGTTGCCAAGCGTTACAATAAAATGCACCATTGACATAATCATCCCATTTCTCACACCAAGCACGAAGTTCACCATTAGCAAATTCTTTAACATCATCTTCTTTGTAAAAAATACAATTACCACAAGCGCGACCCTCTGGAACATCCTCACTCAAAGATGGTCTGTAATTGTCAGGCAAAACACGATAACTTGTTTTCATTTTTTTCTTTTTAATTCTTTCACCACCAGGTTCAATTTCTTCTGCAATGGAAACAGCAACCATCTGATCAATGGCTTCCTGTTTTGTTTGATGACAACCAATAACTTCACCATCTTCTTTAACAGTTGCCCAACCTGAACAATCAGGAGATTTATCAGTAATAAAATACGGCATTAAATATCCTGCTCAAACCAAGCAATATCGCGAGAGCCTGAACCTGATAAACCATACAATGAATTGCCAGATAGTAAAGTTAAATCTAAACTTTCAGAACTGCTTAAATGATAACCATTAGAACTAGAAACATTTGAACCACCAAGATAAATCACTCCACCAGAAGAATTATGCAAATTTAATTTTATAGGATTTGTTCCTGCTTTCTTGATAAGAACTGCTGTTGAGGCATTGGTTGTCACTACGTTACTTGTTAAAGGCATTAGACCATCCTAAAGAATTAGTAACAGGTCTGCTTCATCCTGTCTTATTGAAAAGTCTATACGAATTTCACCAGAAGCAACAAAATTTGATGCTAAGGTGTCGGTCTTAATAAGAACAATTTTGTTTACTGGTTTTTTTTCAACAATTTTAGGAATCTCAGGTTCAAAAATAGGAACAACTTTTGGTTTAACTTTTCTTTGATAAGGACCTCTTGAACCATATTGAGGTTCAGGTGGGGGTGGTGGTTCTCCACCTGTTGCTGTTCCTGATGCAGATAGACCACCAAGATTGGCTTCACCTGAAGCATCAAGAACTACACCAAGAGTTGCTGAACTTTGAAGTAAATCAAACAATGATTGTGCTGATGCTGTTTTTGTAACAACTGTTTCAATTAAAGATTCAAGTATTCCAAGATTTGTAGCACTCTCAGCAAAATGTGATACATCTGCTGATGCTAGTGAACTGATAGCACCAAGTGAGGCTTGGGCTGTTTGAGGATTAGAGACAAAGGCTGTGGCTGATGAAGAAAGACCATCAAGGTTTGATGATCCTGTTGCTGAAATGTTTTCAGTTGTGCCATACAAAGTGTTGCTGTCTAAAATTCCTCTGACTTCGGAATCTAGAATGAGTGAGCCTGTGGCACTCATTGTTTTAACTTGCGACTGTTAGAGATGCAGTTAAAGAACCTGAAGCAATTGTTACTGTGTCTCCTGCTGTGTAAGGATTTGAGGTAATTGTTCCTGAGAATAAAAAGTTACCTGTTGTTAAATTGTCCCAAGAAGTAAAATGTGTTGCATCTTGTGAGCCTGCAATGTTTGTCCAAGTTGCTGCTGAATCTGATGCAATCGTTCCATTTGATGCTGCGGCGAATGTCACAACTTTTCTTGTAGTTTCAGTTGCAGGATTACTTGTGCCGTTTGCGCCTGGGTCTCCAACGTGTAATTTTATGTAAACATCTGTTACAGAAAACGCTGTTGCGTTACCTAAAGCATCAAGAAATTTATTTGCTGTGTATGCGCTTAAACCAGTTGCCATTTTTATTCCTCTGTTGTTTCTATGATTCTAGTTATCAGATTATCTTTATCTCTTTCAACAGTTCTGATTGTTTGTTTAGATTCGGGTGAATTAACATTGACAATCGGTGGTGCAACATTGATGACGGCTGGTGGAACATTAACAATTGTTTCTGGTATCTGAACATTGATTTCACTTGTTCTCGTAATGTCATAAACTGATTCTGGGTTCAATGGATCAATCTGTGCGACCTGCTGTAACTGTGTTGATGGAACTCCTGTGTGCGCAATCTTTGGAAGTCCAAGTGCTGATAAGACTTGTGCAGGGTCAAAACCTGTTTGAACTAATCTTGCTGCCATAGAAACACGTTTATCTTGCTCAACAACATCTGCTTCTACCAAGTTAATGTTTGCAAGAGGAACTCTATTGCTGTCGCCATTTTCAACTGGTCTCAAGTCCTCAAATCTGCGAACATCATTCACGGAATAAAAACCTGCCTGTAAACCAATTGAGTAGCCTTGGATTCGGGTTGTGAAATCACCGCGAAGTAAACCATCAACATTAAATTTTAGGAATGCTTCAGTTGGAAGAAGTGTTGAATAAGCGTATTCAATTTTTTCAATATATGGTCGCAGAGTGTGTGTCACAAATTGGATAGCGTTTGCTTCCACACTTGCATAAGACATTGCGCCAGGTGTTGAAACTTGGATCATATGTAAAGGAACACGGAACATTCTTGCAATTGATTCAACTACAAATTTTTGTGAATCAAGCATTTGTGCTTCGTCAGGGTTTACACCAGTTTTAACATATTTTGCACCAGCAGACAGAACACCTGTTTTGTGTGCTTTCTTGTAACCTTTGTGTGCGTTATCAAATCCTGCTTGTAAATCTTTTGCTTGCTGACTTGTTAATGCACCAGGAAACTCAATGATGCCTTGTGTGGTTGCACCTTGACCGAAGAATCTTGCAGCGAAACTTTGTAACGCTGAAGCCAGCCCTAAGTTTTCTTTAAGTTCAGTTACTCTTGAAGTTCCACGCAAAGCACCAGGTTTGCGAATTTCTGTTA